CACATTACCTTTACCTCTACGAGTTTGTTTTGCAATAACGTTAGCATCACGTTCGATTTGGAAAATCAAACCTTTGAAACGTTCAACTGACCAACGACCGTTAGAGTCTGTATCTAAGTCGAAATAACCAGCAGTTGTTGTACCGTATTGAGCACCTTGCACAGCAGATGTGTAGATTGTACGGATAACTTCACGGTTAATTTCAGAAAGAATCTCAGTAGAAAGAATGTTTGACAATTCTGTTTCAGCATCCAAACCGTGGATTGCTTTCAAGTCTTGTGCAAGTTCTAGTGAATATTCAGCTTTCAATGCACGGCTTTGAGCAGTAACAGTAACTTTCTCAATAGAGAATGCCATTTGTTGGAAAGCAGTGTTGTTGTCTGAACCTAGATATTCAGCAGTTGCTGTTGGTAGACCAATACCAGTTGTATACGCATTAGCTGTTAAGTTAGCAACTGCGCTGTTTGCTGTATCAGTAGTATTTGAACCTTGGAAACCGTATGGGTTTGCAGAAGAATTTGCACCAGTGAAGATTGTGTTTGCTTCATTGAAAAATGCTTCTGTTTGACCTGATGCTTGACCGTTGTAACGAGCACGCATTGCGAAAATCAAACCTGTTGGACCAGTCATTGGTTGTACACCAGCAACATCATATGCAATCAAGTTTGGTAATGCACGGCGAACTAAAGAAATCAAGATTGGGTCAAAGTTTGAAACACCACCAGTAACGTTGGTTGGACCAGCGTCAGAAGTTTCGTTCAACATACCTGCTTGACGATTAGTTTCGTTCAATGCCATTTGTTGGTTTTCCAAAACAAGAGCTGTAACAGCACGCTTGTATGGGTCTTTAATGGATTCTAATTCTGGATGGTCCAAAATTGGTTCCCATTTCTTTTGTAGTTGCTCTGTTAGATACATTTAGTAGTCTCCTTGTTAGTATCTTTATTTGGTATTTTATTTAGTAAATTAATTACTTAGATACCGTTTTAGAAATTGTTTGTGCATAAGCTTCCATTAAAGAATTTTTAACTTTCTTTTCTTCTTCAATGTCTACTTCTTCATCCAATGCAGAGTTATCAGCCGCTTTAACTGGAGTTTTGAAATAAGATTCTTTCAATGTTGCCAATTTATCAGCGAATTCTTCCTCAGTAGTAAATTCCATACTTTCTGCAAGTGATTTCATTTTTTCTACTTGAGTCTGCGTCAGGCCTTCACAAGCTGTGTAAATAGCCTCAATTTTTTTCTGTTCGTTTAAATCTTTTTTCAACTCAATAGCAGCTTTAATCTGCTCATCTAGTTGTAATTCTAATTCTTCAACTTTGTTTGTTAGACCTTCTACAATGTCCACTTTTTCAGTTGGAATGTCAATGTAGTGTTCAACAAATAGATTCTTCAAACCATCGATAAAGTCTTCAACGATTTCAGCACGTAGACCTTTTTCGATTGCAATTTGGTTCTCTTTTGCCCATTCTTCAACAAAGTAAGATAGATAGTCGTCAACTTTAGTTGCCAAATCTTCTTTAATTTCTTCAACAGCTTCTTCAAACTGTTCTGCTAAACTTTCTTCCATTTCAGTAATGATTTCTTCAGCAACAGTAACAACACGAGATGTTACAGCAGCTTCATAAATTGTAGCAGCTTTCTGTTTGAATTCTTCAGATAGTTGTTCACCTGCCATGATAGCTTCGATGTCTTCATGGTATGATTGGAATGTAGCGCCTGGATTTGCTTGCATCATTTGTGGTGCAAGTTTACCCATAATGCGGTCACGAATTGAATCGTAGTCTGTTGCATCTGCTTTAACTGGAGTCATAATGTCTGAACGACCCATAGTTTGTTGTGGTTGACCTTCTAACTTAGCAGCACCAACGCCATCGTGTTGTGAACCTACTGGAGGTGTTGCACCTGGAGGTGTTGCAGTTGGAGTACCTTTTGTATAATCAGGTAAGTTATTGTCTTGTGTTGACATTTCAGGTGACTGTCCAATCATACCAACATCATTTGTTCCGTATGCTGTTTTAGAGTCAACTTTGTCTTGACCTACCATACCTTTTTGTCCTTGTGTGCCTTCATGGCCACGCATACCCATTTTTGATTTGATGTTTGAATCAAATGTTGATTTTGAGTCTTCAGCTAGAATTTGTTTAGCGGCTTCAGACAGATTAAATTTTGCCATTTTAAAAATCTCCTTGATTTATATTGGATATTTATATTTAAAGTTTTTTCAGGAAGTTTTCAAAGATTTGTAGACTAACTGTATCGATATCTTTCTGACTAGCTTGACGAATCATTTGTCTTGCTTGGTCGAAATGCATCTCTGTCCACTTCCCATCTACTAACATCCATTCTTTTCCTTCCATTATGCCTTGCACAAATGCATCAGGCGCAGAAGGGTCTGCTACAATATCTGCCGCTGTGGCTAGATGAAAATCATCTTGAACTACGTTTACACCATTTACGGACTTGAGAGAACCCATACCTCTAGATGATACACCAATTTGTGCACCGCCTTCGATAAGATTCTTAACAATGGTACCCATAGGTGTGTCAAGAATTTTTGCTTTGCCTATCCAGTTATTACCCTCTTGGCGTAACTCAGTTGTGATGTGAGATACACGGTCAAGGTTAATAGTTGGTGTGTCTGGATGTCCCAGTTCACCAAAGGCACGGTTTTTATTTACGTATTGATTGACATAACGACCAACTTCTTTTTCCATAATTTCTTTAAGATACTTACGGCCGTTACGATTAACCACTTCTGCTTGTAGAAATGGTCCTTCTATGAAAAGACTTTTCTTGCCGTCTTTTTCTTCGGCAAGATAGTTAACTGTTTCGAATACTTCTTTAATTAGTTTCATTAGATTTTCCTTATGGCTTAATTGAATATTGGCCATAGTTAAATGCAGCAGGATCATTAAGTTGACCACGTTGATACTGAGCATTGTCTTTACGTAGAGAAATAATTAAAGTGTATGCGGAGTTAGCTGAACCGCCAGTTGTGTATACACCTAAGTCTCCATTACCACCAACTGAGTTGTTTGTGATAGATGGCAATTGTTCTCCTAAACCAAATTCACCTTGGCCTTGTAGGTGGAAAATAGTTGCTGAGTTTGCATATTGGTTTGCAGCAGATGAACCACCGCCATTCCAAAACAACTCAACAGAACCTAATGTACCAGATACAGGGAAGTTGACATAGTATTTTAGACCAGTTAACTGTAAATTATATGTAGATAGTGCTGTGTTTGCAGAACCACCTTGATTGTTTGCAACCAAATATCCGTTTGTTGCCAACGCATTACTCAAAGTGTTTGCTTGAATACGAACATTATTGGCTTCGTTTGAAGAACCATCAAATGTGCCTGTTAACTTAATAACAGCATCTGTTGTGGTATCTCTCAATACTTGGTAAGTAAATTTGTTTGCCATCTTTTATCCTATTTTAATAGTCTGCGAGCAAAATCAATTGCTTCAAAAATATTGTTCTCTGCCATAAATCTTAATTTTTCTTTGTTGTTCTCATTTAATTTTGAGTAAGCATTTAATACTGATTTTGCTTGTACTAAAGAAATTTGCTTACTATCAATAATTAAAGAACTCTTATTCTCAACAATCCATTTCAGTTTTTCAATAACTGAAACTTCTTCTTCTGAAACAGAAACTATCTGTTGAGACTTATCATAAGGCACCGTTACATATTTATGAATTTTATCCACATAATATAACGCTACTGTTTGTTTGTTTGGATACTGTCTAACACCAACCCTACGCATTATCAAAACGGCAGGAGGATCGTGTTTTTCAATTTTCTTTTTATCTTCCACAACAAAAGAAGGTAACTCATCTACTTCTAACACTTCAGGCTCAACTGATTCTTCCATTATTTCTGGTAATGGTTCTTCTTTAGTTGAAATAAAATCCTTAAGAGTTTTCACTTGTTTCGACTTCTACTTCTGGTTGTTCTTCTTGTTGATTCAACATACCTTGAGCAATCTCTTGTTTTTTAGCCTCAATATGTGCCATAACTCTATCTTGAATAGAAGAATATAATGCATCACGTAGTTCACTTCCTGAATCATTTTGTGCATAATCAATAATTGCTTTTGCTCTTTCACTGCTCATATTATTCTCCAAATTAAATTATTTATAGTATCTGTTTTAGTCTAGAAAATGTAGACTGTACAGATTCATCTTCTTGTTGCGGTTCAGGTGGTGTACCGCCTTGTTCTGGATCAGCCGCAACTTGTTGCATCATAGATTGTGCCGCAACTTGAGAAGTAACAGAAACTGGTAGACCAAGACCCATTTCTTTTTCTTCGTCCATTTCTTCTTGCATTTTCTTAATCTCATCGTCATTCATACGCAATACATTACGTTGAATCCATGCTTGAGAATAATAACGACCAGTATATGGGTCAACAGAACTTAATAAACC